CCAGTGCGCCATTTGACTCATCTACATGGACAACAATATATGATAATCCAGCCATCAATCATGGTACACTTAGTCTTGGCTTTGGATGTTCAATACCAGTTCTCTCAATAGTAACATTAGAGGGTGTAGCTAAAACTACATATGTTGATTGGGCTTCTGTTATATGGGATCAACAAAGATAATACTGGTTTTTTTAACTTAACTAAATAACAATCGTTTTTAACTATGAACCTAACAACGCAAACACAACGACAACTAGCAGCAGTAGAAGCTCATGGTGATACATGTCTTCGTTCTCTCATCTCATTTGCAGAATGCCTAAATCGAGCTCACAAAGACTTTTGGGCTAAATCAGATGATGAACTACAAGCATTCTTACAAGCACTTCTAGACTCAGGTAATTTAACAACACTGTTTCAAGACCACGAGTTCTATGCAAACACGACTAACTCTATTCTACAAAGATATGGCGCGACTCCTGTTTGCACAACTGGTGCATTGAAAGATTTTACAATTCAGAACGGTGTAGTAGTTATTACACAACCTATTATAGCACCACCTGAGCCAGATATTATCACACCACCAGAACCTGATATTATTGCTCCACCTGAGCCAGATATTACTGAGCCAACATCATAATATTGGTTGTTAAATTTGTGATCAAATCTTATCCAAGAATATTTGGATCGGTAGCTACACTAACAACATAATTTGTATTGATTCCAGCCCTTGCATCAACTTCAGCGATCATTGCGTTGAGGAGTGATTCACTTGTTAATGTTCCACTATTTGGAAATGTCATAATGGAATATAATGCAAGATCATTATTTGGTAATGGTAAAAATACAGGACTACCAGAATCACCAGTAATACCGTTAGATTGAAAGTTCTCATAAATTTCAAATAATCCCATTTGAAAACGTCCACCCGCCGAAGTATGTGGGATATATGATATATTAGTTCCAATAGTAACTGGTGCTGTTGGATATGGGAAATTTAAATTATAACTTTGTGATATTGTCGCAAACTTAATTTCTCTCGCTTGATTTGTTGTTATAAATGCATTTGAAATTTCGGAACTCACACTTTGCACATTATTACTAGCCGATAAAAATGTCGAAGGATATGCCCAATCACCAACTACTGAATATTTTTTAATTGAAGCTGGTAATGGAGAATCTAGTAAGAAAACGCACAAATCTCCAACATTCAAAGTTTGTGGTTTTAATTCTGATCCAGTAGTTTGTGCAATAATAGTTCTAGTAATAACCTGATTGTCTGGTGTGCAAAAACGTAATATTTCACCAACTTTATTTCGGGTTTCATAATGATATGTGCAAATATAATGTCGTGGAGTGATACATGCTCCACCTCCAAAAAATCCTCCATAAAGATATGATACCGCAACACCTGAAAAATCCCAATTAGCACCCCAACAATTCGGGTTTCTTTGTATACCTCCATTAGCTACACATTCTGCATATGTTGCACCATTATAATATCTTAATGATTTATTGATATTGACTTTATTTAAAATAGTATTCAGCGAAAATTTACCATTTGTCCCAGAAACAAAATCTGATAATGTTGAAACACTATAAGACATATTTTCTGGTGGAAAATTTAAAACTATTGATTTTTTAAATGTTCCAAAATCGAGAATAACTGTAGCTGCGCCCTCCCCTAAACGATTGACAACATTATCTTGGATTTCACAAATTTGCGGTGTCAAATTACTTAATGTGGCACTATCCATTGGATAGGATATTTGATAATTTGAATATGCTGATTCATATGTATCAACTGTGAAGATTCCATCTCCAATGGTTTCGACTGTAGAACTTTCAGAATAGCCTACAGGAATTTCTAATATACTAATATTAGGAAGATAGTCGGATGATTGTTTTTGTATAATATTCATTTTATGATAAAGGTTTTACGATAAATCCAAAAGTTCCTGTGCAAAATAGGTTAGTGTCTAAGTCAGTATTTCCATCAGAAAGTAATGCCAAAGCAACATTAAGTGACCTCGGAACATTATCTATGCCAGTAATATTGCCAATGTTTTGATATGCAGAATCATTGATATCACATCCATCGACATATGTCCCTGTTCTCGTTATTGTTCGATAAAAAGAATTTGGGAGACTACCAGTTTGTGCTGTTAAATTAAGCTGCCAAGGTTGACCAGTATTTCCATTATTTGTTATTGAAAAAGTAGCATCAAAAGTTCTTACTTTTTTTGTATAATTTTCATCAGCAGTAGCAATTAAAAACATCCATCCGGGTTCTTCAAAACTTAACGGATCTTCGACTTCAGAAGGGTAAATGTAAAAGTATACATCAGGTTTTAGATTTGGAGTAGTGCTAGGACATAATAAACTTATCTCAGATGTGATATATAAAAAATTACCATTTTGTGCTTCGTTTTCATTAAGATAAATTTTACAAAGTGGTGCAATAAGATTCATATTGACCATCATCGAAGAACCTTTAGTCACACCAAAACGAGAAATTGTATTACTCGTTACAAATTCTGGCAAAACATCACCATTAGAAATGTCATCATGAATGACCATATTCCCATTTGAATTTAAACCCAATGAACCAGATGGCAATGCAACTTCACCAGTATCTGAGAGTTGTATTGATGTAATTTCTATATTTTCTGGTAAAAATTCCGCTCCAATTTTTGAAGGTTCTGCTGCTTCACCTCCAATTGACCCCAATACATTATCCTGATTTACAATTTTTGTAAATGTAGCAGTTGCAACACCACCACTTCTTCTACATATATAATCAGTGAATGGTCCGACTCCGCTTACTACAGAAACCCTTACAATTTGACCATCGAATGCATTAGTTACTCCATTTATTGGAACACTGGTCAAATAAAGGGGAGCATTTGCTTGCAAAACATTTTGTGCAACTGCGCTTAAAGAAGTACGAACAGTGTTACCACCTTGAGAGATAGAAAATAACTCACCACCAGAAAGTGTAGCCGATGTGGATAGTCTAGTAGGAATTTGAAGATATGTCGAAGAGAGATATGTATTAACAGTGCTTAAAGAAGTGCGAACACTATTACCACCCTGTGAAATGGAAAGTAACTCACTACCCAAAAGAATAGACGATGTAGATAATCTAGTAGGAATTTGAAGATAAGTTGATGAGAGATATGTATTAACAGTGCTTAAAGAAGTACGAACAGTCTCCCCACTTTGGACAATTGGAATTAATTCTGCTCCTGACAGTGGTGAAGCTGTTAATAATGACGAAATCTTTGGCATGATATTATTTAGTCGATCTTACCATTAACTGATTTATTTTAACTTTTAAAAATATGCAAATAAAAATTCAGCCGAAAATATCTAAATACAGTTATGGCATTTAGAATCAATCAATCTCCCGCAGTCACTATCCTTGAACGCGATTTGTCTTTAATCGCACCAAATAACGCTGGAACCAATGTTTTTATCGCTGGATTCACCCCCCAAGGTCCCACAGATGAAGTTTTAAAAATTACTACTAGAGATGAACTAGAAGCAATTTATGGTGTCCCAACAAATAGTGCAGAAAGATATTTTTATTACTCAGTAAGAGAATTGTTAAATTCTCCTGCAAGTATCTATACTTTCCGTCTCCCATACGGAACTGGATCTGGAGATGGTTTCGGTTCGGAACATTCAGCATTGGTATATCCAGTTAAATCTTATACACAAGGTAATAGCTATGATAGCGTGAGTTCATTCACTTTAAACATGGTTTATGATCAGAATTTAGCTGGGACTCCTTTATCTGGTGCTGCATTCAAAATCCAAGATTCCACTGGTGCGCCAAAAACTGTAGTATTTTCTATCAATGGTCAAACACCTGCTAGAAGTGGTAACATCACAGTTCCAGTCCTTTCGACCTCTACATTTGCACAAATCTTAACTGCAATTTCGAACACGATTCCTTTATCTGCACCAAGTGTTACTGTTGCAACAACAGCACCAAACACTTTCACAATCAGATTGAGTGGGTATGTTCCATTGGTAGAAACTCCTTCTTTGAGTTCTTCGGTTCTTGCAGGTCTAGATGATTCTGGAGATATTTTCACTATTTCTTCTGCTCTTTCAACTGCTTATTCTACGACACCTGTTTTGGGTGATAATCTTGATATTGAAAATGGTGTTTACTTCCTTGGAGAACCAGTTCAAGTTAAATTGAGTGAAACACAATATCAACAAGCACTGGAAGGAACTCTTTTCGATTGGTCTTCTACTGCTTCTGCTAGAACTTCTCTATCGAATCTTTCGGCAATCGGTGGTGCTGGTGTTGTCGTTCTTGATAAAGCTCAAACTACTATCAATAGCCAATTCGAAGGTTACTATGTCGGTCTGACTGATAACGTTAATTTGGATGTTGCAACCGATTTCAAAAATATCACTGGAATTAAGAGCACTTCTCTTACTGCAAATGCAGTTGGTCTTGGAACTAATACTTATACAAACATTCCAAGTGGAACTCTACAATTCAACTTGTCTTCCAGTTCTGCGGTTTCCAATAACAGTATCTCTCGTGTAATGGCTAATCTCACTGACTATGACATCGCAGGTCGTGAAGATGATGATTTGCTTGGTCTGGGAGTGTTCAAACTTCGTAAGAGTGTTTATGCCACAGAATCCTTCAAATTGGATTATGTGGTTGATGATGCGATTGTTGGATCTATCGATAGCTTCAGAACTCAACTCAATCCTACTGGTGGTTCTGCAATTCCATTCTTCTTAGAGTCACAAGACACCAATTCTAGAAACGTCGAAATTTTGGTAAACCCATATCTTTCAAACAAATACTCCGATACTGCAATCGGTAATGATGGTCTTCCCAAGAAGAAAATCAGAGTGCTTACTCAAGCTACTGTTACGAACTATAATTCAGTTTCTGCTGCTGTTGGTGCTCCTCTGAATATTGTTAATTCTGCGATTGCTTCAATCAATACAGCAGATTCATTGTATCCTCTGGGTGTTTATAATCCAGTTAAAATTACCCAAAAAACTATTGGCAATGTTCCAACCAAAATCAATCGTGCATTAGAATCTGTCCTCAACGATGAAATCTATGACATTGATGTGGTTGTCGAAGCTGGTCTGGGAACTATCTTCACAATGGCTTCTGCTGCTGGAACAACATATTATGATGATACTCTCTACAATAACACAATCAAGACTAAGTTAGATACTTTGAGAACATCTAATGACATTTTCAACGATGTTGTAGCAACAGATATTCGTGGTAGCTACAGTGCCGTGTTCAATCAATTTGAAAACTTCTGTAACTTGCCTGTGAACACTGGTGGTCGTGGTGACTGTATCTTTATCGCTGACCCAATTCGTCACATTCTCGTGACTGGTAGAAATACCAAAGTGTTGGCAGATAGAAACAACAATTTCCAACAACATGTGTATTGGGCAATGCGTCACCAATTCGAATTGGAAAACACTTCCTATGCTGCTGCATATGCGAACTGGGTTCAAGTGTTTGAAGAATTTAATGGTGATAAAGTATGGATTCCATTCTCAGCATTCCAAGGTGCTATCATAGCAAGAAGTTCTGCAAACAATTATCCATGGTCTGCTCCTGCTGGATTTAACCGTGGTCTATTGACATCCTCTGCACTCGATCTGGCAATCAATCCTAATCAGAAACAACGTGATGAGCTTTACAAGATCAACTTGAATCCTGTGATGTTCTCTGCATCGCAAGGTATGGTAGTGTTCGGTCAAAAGACCATGCAGCGCAAACCTAGTGCCTTCGACCGCATCAACGTTCGCAGATTGTTCCAAGCACTGGAAAGACCTACCAAAAAGGCTTCTCAATTCTTCATCTTTGAACCGAATACCGAATTCACTAGAAATCGTTTGGTCATCGCTATCGATCCAATCTTCCAATTCGCGAAGCAAAATGATGGATTGTATGATTATCTGATCATCTGCGATGAAAGAAACAACACTCCACAAGTTATTGACAACAATGAGTTGAAAGTGGACATCTTGATCAAACCTGTCAGAACTGCTGAATATATAACAGTCACATTCACTGCTACAAGAACTGATGCGGTGTTTGATGAATTGATCTAAAATAATATAATATAACCCTTCCATTCGTTAAGGATGGAAGGGTTTTTTTTATGATTGAAAAACCAAAAATTCATGTATTTACTATATGTTATAATGAAGAAAAAATAATTCCATTTTTTCTTGATCATTATAAATATGCAGACAAAATTACTGTTTATGATAATGAATCGACAGATAGTTCCAGAGATCTTTTGCTGAAAGATCCAAGAGTTGAATTGATCACTTATCAAACTGATAACAAATTACATGATGGTGAATATGTTAGAATAAAAGAATCTTGTTGGAAAAATACTGATTGTGAATATGCAATTATTGTTGATATGGACGAATTTGTATATCATCCAAATATAAAAGATTTTCTCATGGAAGATAACCATGCAGCATATAAACCAAAAGGATACAATATGATCAGTGAAGTATTTCCAGAAAATGGAACTTTAACTGAAAAGGTGAATATGGGCGTTAAAGATTCTAAGTATTCTAAACTATGTATATTAAACACTAAAAAAGTTGAATCTATCAAATATAAATTGGGTTGTCATGAATCGAGTATTATTATGAATAACCCAGAAGATAAAGTTATTCATACAAACAATTTAAAATTATTACATTATAAAAATTTATCTTTTGATTATAGATTCAAAAAACACGAAGAATATAGAAAAAGAAGAAGTGAATTTAATAATAGAGAGGGTGCAGGTACACATTATTTACATAATGAAGAAAAACAACGAAAAGAATTTGAAAAAATTCTTCTTAATATGAAAAAAGTGATATGAATGTTCTTTCAAATAACCGAAAAATATGATTTGTCACACTAAATAGTAACATGGCAACGAATATCGAAACTTTAGGTGAGGCTATTGAATATAAACAATGCCCCGCTATTTATATTTTAAAAAATAATATCAATGGTAAGGTTTATGTTGGAGAGACCATGAATTTAAGGCAGCGAGTGTATTCTTATCATAAGTCGAATATGGATACGCTTAGACCAATATTGAGAGCTATAAACAAACACGGATTGGAAAATTTTTCATTTGAATATCAATATCATCCAAATTTTTCTAAAGATGAATTGTTGGATTTAGAAGAAAAATTGATAAAGGAACATAATAGTTTGATGAGTGGAAATGGTTATAATGTTTGTTCCAGAGGTCAAAATAGATATTCTGCCACCCAATCATTGGAAGCTAGAAAAAAAAGAAAAGAAATATTCAAAGGACGTATTCTTAATGAAGAATGGAGACGAAATATGTCAAAATCAAAAACAGGTAAAAATCACCCAATGTATGGTAAAAAATTATCTGAAGAAACTAGGAAAAAAATGGGAGACTCTCGTAGAGGGGAAAAAAATTATAAATTTGGCAAAGAAACCGATGAAAAAATTAAATATAAATTAATGATGAATAGAAAGGATCGTATAGAGGTTGCCCAATATACAAAATCTGGTGAATTTGTTGCTAAATATCCATCAATTAGAGAGGCTGCAAGACAAACTGGTATAGATAGTAGATATATTAATCCGGTTTGTGATAAAATAGGTAGGAGTGCTAAGGGATTTATATGGAAAAAAGTTATCATAGAGACTAAATAATACTATGGCAGGAACTAATATCGAAACTTTCATGAATCAAGCGATGCAAAAACAATTTGCACGAGATTTCCTTTTTAGAATAAGACAAATTGATGTTACTGGTTTATCTCTTGATGGAGAAACTGACTTGGTTTATGCAAGAACTGCAACATTTCCCGGCAGAAACATTCAAAACAAACAAGTAAATTATAGTGGTCAAACTTTCAACCTTCCCGGTAAATCGGAATATCCCGGTTCTGAAGGATGGTCTATCGAATTTTTCGTAGATCAAAACTTAGATATTCGTAATAAGTTGGAACGCGCATCGAGAGTTCTTTTTGATAACGAAAATACCACAGGTAATATTTGTATGCCGGGTTATGAATCCATAATCACTTTGGACGTTTTACAAATTCCTTGTTCTCGTGGTGCTAACGCAACTGGTAATGCTCTCCAAATCGGTCAAACGATTCAATTGGTGGGTGCATCTTTGAGAGATATTGGGCAAATCGATTATCAGATTGCTGATGGTAGTGGCGAAATTTTGAATTTTACTGCAACATTTGCATACCACTTCTACAAAGATTTTACGAAATAATTTGACATCAAAAATTATCATGTTAAATTAAAACATGATTCAGAGAATCAATACAGGGTTACTTCGAAATAAGTAACCCTTTCTCTTTCTCATACACTTTGTTGGTTAAATATCTTTATGCGTCCACAAATTAACGATTTCTTACAAGCATTTTCAGGAGATGCTAAGTTTTGTCTCTCGATTCCTGTATTATGGACAGTATCTATTGATGGTGTTTCCGAAGGTGCTATTAACAGCGTATTGAGTAATGCTGGTCAATATTGGTCAGCAAAATTGACACCTAATCAGATGTCTAGAAATGGTAATATACTACCAGCACAACAGGTAGTTATACCAAATGAAAGTGCGAGCTTTGTTGCTATGGCAGAAGGTTCTGGATTGGGAGGATTTCTTCCGGGGTATGCTATGGATTCTAGATCAGATTTCTTATCTCGATCATTTTCTATCAATTTTTTGGAAACTCGTAGAGACTTGGAGCATGAATTCTTTCGACCATGGTCTATCGCATTGGGTATTAAAGGTTTGATTGAACAAGGTGTTAATTTAAAGGCAACGATTACTGTGAAACAATATAATAACGCTGGTCAATTCCGAAAAGGTTTTCAATTTTACAAAGCATTTCCGACAAATGTTGAAGGTTTCAATCTCGATTATAACAACACTGATTATCCTATTAAATCAGTGACCTTTGCATGTGAGAATTATAAGCAATTATGAGAATTACTTTTCAGAATTTAAAAGATATTTCAGACACTTTATCAAAAGATGATGAACAATTTCTAGTTGATTATCTTAATAGATTTGATGGAAAAAATATCCATGAAAAATTTTTGAATATTTTAAAAACATGGGAGGAAGATGTTTCACATACAATATCTTTTTCTAATGATGAAAAAAATATGAAAGTAAATATCTCATATGTCATAGAATCTTTCAAAGACGTTGAAAGAGAAGATATTGTTCTGGAAAAAGATTTTCAAATCACATTAGGTATACCAGACAAGTTCACTAATAAAGGTGTTTTCGATCTATCCAAAACCATAAAAAATATAAAATATGGTAGCTCACAAATAAAATTGAATGACATGAATGATGAAGATAGAGATCATTTTGTCGAAAATCTTCCTGCTAATGTGTTCAATACTATTGCAAAAGAAGTATTGAGTAATCAGAAATATACGGCAGGTTTTGATAACGATAATTTAAAACATTTAAAAATAAATTTTTTGAATAACTCAGCATATATGTTTTTGAAAGGTTTATTCAATCCTTATAAAAAAGATTATTTTCTTGATATAATTTATTATTTGTCGAGAAAAATCGATGGTAATATTCTTCTCAATTCTACGATCACAGATATTGAATATTACATTGATAAGATGAATATAGAAAATTCTGAAAATGAAATTCCAAGTTTGGCTTGACAAATTAATGAGTAATGTTAAATGTTGATTATGGCAATTGATTTAAATGGAAAAAAGATATTGGTCACTGGTGGATTGGGATTTATTGGTTCCAATTTTATCGAATATGTAATTAAAAATTATAAAAATTTACAGATTGTAAATTATGACAAATCTGGTCATGGTTCTCGTCCTCTGTATCATACCAGTAAAGATAAACTGGTGAATATAGATGAGAATTTCTATACGTGGATTTGTGGCGATTTGTCCTATGAAGATTATAATGCGGCATCTATTAAGAATGTTTTGAAGAATCACAAATTCGATTATATTTTTCACTTTGCTGCTGAGTCACATGTAGACAGAAGTATCAATAGCCCAGCATTTTTCATCGAGAATAATGTGGTCGGAATGGTAAATCTATTGGAAGGTATCAGATTGCATCAACCAGATACGAGAATGATCAATATCTCCACAGATGAAGTATATGGTCATTTAAGTATGAATGATAAACCATTTACAGAAGATTCACCATTTGATCCTAGAAGTCCTTATGCGGCATCTAAAGCATCTGCTGATATGATAGCTAGTTCTTATGTGAATACTTTTAATCTGAATGTTGTTACAACGCATTGCTGCAATAATTTCGGACCTAATCAAGCTGATGAGAAATTCTTACCAACTATTATTCGACATATTGTGAAGGGTGAAAAGATTCCTGTCTACGGTGACGGAACAAATGTTCGTGAATGGATATTTGTTTATGATCACAATAAATCTATTTTGGAAATAGCAGAATACGGTAAATCTGGTGAGCATTACAATATCGGCAGTGGTGTTGAAAAATCCAATTTGGATTTGATCTTAGAAGTTTTGAGAATTTTAAAATTTAAGAAAATTGTTTTAGGCAATTATATCAATTTTGTAGAAGATAGAAAAGGACACGATTTCCGATATGCTATCGATACGAAAAAATATATTAGGAATTTTAATCTAACGAAATTTGAAGATTCTTTGACATCTACAATTGAGCATTATAAGGTTAAATATTCTAAGTAAAATTAACAAAAAATACGCATGGACAATAATATAAAAGAAGCAGTAGTGGACGCTAGAGTAAACAAGCAATGGACATATTCTATGATTTTTGAAGAATACGGTGTTCCAAAATCTACCGCACAAGGTTGGGTGGCAAAATATGAAAATGGTTTTTCTTCCAATGAAGAAAACACTGAACAAATCCAAGGATTTATTAGTGAAAACTTTCAAAGAAATCGACCACAAAAATTTAAAAAAACGGAAGATGAAGTTTTTGAATTTCTATCACAACTTGCACCTGTTAATGTTTTAAATATTCGTCAGTCGCAACAAAAACGACTCACGAATTATGCTGTAGTTGGTTCAGACTTCCACTTTGGATGTCATGATGATAGATGTGTGAATATTTTTCTGGAAACAATCGATGAATTGAAACCATCAACAATTGTTCTTAATGGAGATACCATGGATATGTTGGCGATTTCTAAGTATCCAAAAGATATCAAAAAACATTGGTCATTACTTGATGAACGTAAAGCATATCATAAGTTTTTGGATGATTTGATTTCAGTAGCAGGAGAAGCTAAAATATATGAAACATACTCCAACCACTCTGGTCAAAGTGTTCATGGTAGATGGAGAAGATACCTATCGGAAAGACTTGGAGAATTGGGTTCTCTACCAGAAATTACTGATACTTTGAGTTACGAAAATGTCTTCATGGGTGCTTACCAAAAATTGGTAGAACATGTTGATTTCGTAATGCTCAATTCACTGGTGGTGACACATGGAACTACAGTTCGTGGTAATGGTGGTGCATCATGTCTTGGAGAGGTGAATAAATGGAATTCTTCAATTATGCATGGACATACACATCGTATAGGTTCTAGTTGCAAGCGTGTTCCAGCATTTGGAAATAGGCAAGAAACACAATTGTATGGATTTGAGGGTGGTTGTTTGTGTTCACTCGATGCAGCTTATGGTAGTTCGATGAACTGGCAGCAAGGATTCAATATCGTATCCTTGGCAGATGATGGTGTTAGTTTCGGTGTTGAGCAAGTAATGATCAATAATGGTAAAGCCGATGTAGCTACATTAGGTGCAACTATTCATGGTTGAATAATTCTATGTTAAAAAAAAGAAGAGAACTATTTGTTGAGAGGCAAGAACGTAATAGATTGCGTAAAGCTAGAATGGCTCAAATTGATAATTCGGGGCGTTATCATCATGCAAAAAAAGACATGACTCTGATCTTAGAAAAGAGAGGTTTCCGTGTTTATATTGATAAAGATACTGATCCTGAATTACTTGATTATGTGAAACACCTATCAATAGGATGTATAAACAAATTATATGATCATTTTAAAGATCTGTTCAAAAAAAATATGGTAAAGATTCCAAAAAACGTTCCTGTTTTGGTTACTTCTTTTAAGAAATATAAGGGCAATGAAAAAAATTCTGGTATTTATGATCCCAATACGAAAATGATATATATAAATGAGCATCACGTTGATAATCATACCGTTTGGATTCATGAATATGCACATTTTATATCATATCTAGTGCCTGATCGATTCGTTGATTATGCGATTGAAGAATATAAAAAAATGTTATCTGATTATTTTGAATATTATGTTCAGAAAAAAACAAAAAGAAAAAATTTGGAAACTCGTAGACATAATAATGAAATGCATCGTGAACAAATGGCAAAATATCTGGGATTACCCAGTGAGTATTCTTCAACAAATTCAGATGAATTTTTTGCCGAAATGTTGGAAAATTGGGATAACATTCCAACCAATAAATTGACATTTAAGCTTAAACAAACGATTAGAAAAATATTAATGAGATTATGAAATATGAAAGTAGTATTAACGGTTATTCATTTTTAATGGAAACCGATGATAAAATTGAGGTATGGGAAAATAGCAATGTTAATGATCCATTGTGTTACATTAAAGTTGATTCCGGTTCTATTAAAAATGAAAAGGATTTTCACGTAGAAATTAGCCATTGGTTCATGGAAAAATTAGGAAATGAATACTGAATTACCAAGCATCATCGTATCAGGTGATTTGACAATTGAGGAAATTGGTGCTATATTCATTACGTTCTCTTTGAAAAACGTTGGAGAGGACGTTAAGAACAAATGGATCAATGATCCAGAATTGTCTAGAATATATCAAGAATTACAAAAGAAGAATATGCTCAAAAATGAAGATGGTAAATTAGTGATCGACATTATCGATCAGACCAAAGATTCATTCTTTTATATTGAAGATTACGATGATAAGGATAATCCTATCTATGCTTCACCATCTGTTTTTGGAACAGAAGAGAATGGTTTGATGTCATGGAGAGTTAAACCTGAATTATGGGATCTCAATATCGTTTGGGTCAATTGTTCTGATTCCGACCTCATGACAGATGATATAGAATTAACATTCGATTCATTGGAGCAAGCAGAAGAATATTTTAGAGAACAAAATGCCGAAATTATGGCATCATTTCAAGAAGATTTATGAAAAATATAAATAGCGGTAAGATTCCAGATAATCTTCCATGTTATCCATGTCCACACAAATCATGTTGTTGTAGATGGGGAACATGGTTGACAGATGAAGAAGGTATCAAATTAAATGAACTGTATGGTGATATGGTGTTTTTGGATGAAGACACAAAGGTATGGAGAACTCAAGTAAGAGATGGTAGATGTGTATTCCTAAATCGTAAAGATATTGGTTGTAGTATCCATCACTTGGATATCTACCCTCAAAGTTGTAGGGACTTTCCTTGGAAAGATGCTCGTGATCCACTTGCTCCTAGAGCGTTTGATGCAATCACATGCCCAGAAATTCCAATAGAATAAAAAAATATATGAGCGTAAAAGGAGATTGGAGTAGAGTAAAGGACACGGAATCGTATCGTAGTAATTACGATAATATTTTCCGTAAAAATAAAGAAAAAGAACCTCAAAAGGACGAAAAAGATAAAAAAGAGGAAAAAAATCCTAAAGAGGTTGACAACAATTAAAACTAGATTATAATGTGGGTATGATACAATTCCACAGAAATGAAATCGACGAAGAATGGTGGGACTTGGTAAACGAGTTCCCACACATTTTTTTAGAACCAAGTCCAGAAGTATTGTCTTTGTATGAAGAATACAAAGATGCGGAATATTCAGGATTTCCAAATAATAAGGAAGATTTATGTAATCTGAGATTTGGTTTCGAATGTAATATCAAATGGAAAGAAATCATTCGGGAATTTTGTTTGGAGATGGATGAAATTCATCGAAAGGCAAAGGAGAATGGTGATGAAGCTTTTTACTGCACATTTATCCTCAAAGAAAAATTTGGAACTTGTCGAGACCAAGGCACAATGTTTGGCAAGGACAAGACAAAATACTATAAGGATTGGAGTGAAGCTTCGCATAGATTGTATGAAAAATCAACAAAAATAAAATAATATGATATTGTCAGGATTTAGAAATAATAAAAATGTTGTAGCATCGATTTCCCATTATGATTATAGGGAATTTGAAGATATTATGGCAGATGGTGGACAACCTTATACATTTGATTATGCTGGATATTCACGTTTTCGTGGAACACCATGTATATTCAAAGTTCCTCAAAATTATGCGGAATTGTATCATGACTATCAATTCAACCGTAAAGACCGTGAATATGGTGTTTGGAAATTAAAAGATGTCGAAATTCTTCCTGACGATATTGAATTGGATATTGAAGAGTTGAAATTCCAAAATGCTATTTGGGGAACTCGCGGTAAGAGTGGAAAAGAACCTTTAAAATATGTTCATCTGGTGGATTGTGAAACCGATCACTTAGAAGAAATATTGAAGTTGAAACAAGTAAAATCTGTGTATACTATATTTATTAACAGAATTTTGAAAGAAAGAAAACAATGAGTGATAATCAATTATCCACACAAGTAGAAGATCTCAAAAAAGAGCTTACTGAAGCAAGAGAACTTATACAAATGCATAAAGAATTCCGCGAATCTCTGTATTTACCAGAACGTAGAAGATTGAATGAGCAGAAATATTTGTATGATCAATATGATCTTGCTTGTGAAGAGCTTGGAATTGGAAAACTTTCAACAGATGAAGGGGATACACTTTTAGAAGCAGTGTGCCGTTTGAAAAGCGAGCTTGCAGAAGCGAAAAAGCAACTTACCGAAGGAAAGGAATCATGGAGATTTTCCAGTGTATGTAGAGAATCGAGGCATCAACTTGACACATTGGTGGCGGCTTTATATAGAATCATGAAACTTACAACTCCTGACCCAAACATGCCTTATTGTAACGATGACAGGATTTATGGGATTGCAAAAGATACCCTAGCCACAGTGAAAGAGTATGAACAATAATTTTAAAACTAGAATATACTTAAAACATGACTATTACACAAGCAATTAATGAGCTAAAGGATCGATGGGGATATGACTTCACAGAGTTGAATCACATCCAAGAATTGATGGAAGAAGTGGCATCTAAGACCTATACTATGGGTTATTTGGATGGTGACATTGATGCAAAACAAGCTGAAGCATCTTCTGAGAAGGGATTCGTGTCTTATGGTAAACCCGAAGATTGGTAAAATATAATATGATTAAAAAATCAGAAAATCATGATACAAATTACCTCGCAACGGTAGTTGAAATTGATAATCTCAAGAATCACCCAAACGCAGAGAGATTGGAAATTTTCGAGATTTATGGTGGAAATGTTATCGTAGCCAAAGGTCAATATCCTATTGGTTCGAAAGTCGTTTATTTCCCCATTGAAACAAAAATCAGTGGTGAATTTCTTCATTGGGCGAATCTTTTCGATAAGCCAGAGATGAATGCTGATGGTAAGACGAAAGGTTTCTTCTCCACGAAACAGCAAAGAGTTCGTCCAATCAAATTGAGGGAGATTCCATCAGAAGGTTTTGTCTATCCAGTCGATAAGTTGTCTGAATTCTTTGGGGTATCTACAAATGTCTTCAATGTTGGCGAATCTTTCGATATGGTCGGTGACAAGGTTCTTTTGGAGAAGTGGGTATCTGGTGAGAAACCTGTTCAAAATTCTGCCAAAAAGGTTGTATTACCTAAATGGTTGCAGATTCTTCCAAAACCTGTTCGCAAATTTATCGGACAACGTTTTTATAGCAAAAAAGATGATGGTATCGGTTCACAAATTGTGAAAGGTCAATTTCAATTTCATTATTCGACTCCTCAACTTGGCAAATCGATGTTTTTGATCGATCCAGAAGATGATATTACGATTTCGGACAAGTGGCACGGAATTTCAGCAGTCTTTTCGCGGGTTCTTTGCCACCAACAAAGGAACTGGTTGCAGAAATTGTTGGGTGTTTCTAATGATAGACTTGCTAAAGAATATCGCAATATTTACAGCAGTCGTAGTGTGATTAAAAATCGTAGAGATGGTCAATACACCGATGATCTATGGGGTAAATGGGCTAGAGAACTTTTTGAAAATTGTTCTCTGAAAGATGGTGTGAGTATATATGGCGAAATCGTTGGTTATGTCAATCATTCTAAAATGGTTCAAAAAGGTTACGATTATTCATGTAAACCAGATGAAAATAAATTATATGTTTATCGAATTACTCATACTGATGATAATGGAAATGTTCATGAGTATTCATTCAATGAGATACGTGATTATTGTGATTTCCAAGATTTGGAAACAGTTCCTATCTTCTATCAAGGTAAAGCAAAAGACCTATTCTCAAATATTGCTATCGATGATGAATGGCGTAAGAATTTCTTACACTCTCTGAGTGAGAAATACTTAGAGAAAAATTGTCAATTCTGTAAGACTAAAGTTCCTGCCGAGGGTATCGTTCTTCGTATCGAATCGAAAGACAATAAACCTGCTCTGAAATTGAAAAGCTTCCGTTTCAAAGAGAAAGAATCTAAGGAGCGTGACAGTGGAGAATCCAACATTGAAGAAGAGTCTTAAAAATCCATTAATTAAAACTAGATTATACTTTGGGCATGACAAAGATTCTCAATAATATCAAAAATAAATTCTTCAGGTGGTTGCTCGTTCGTCGTCATGGTGAAGTTGAGGCAAATCGTATGATCCTTGGTGCGAGATTGATGGGTAATCATTTACATCGTTTCAATCATGGTGGATGGTTGGTGAATACTTACAATTCCAAAGGTGAAAGGGTAGTATTTTTTAAATGAGTAAGTATCTGATATAATCAATAACATAAGATATGTATATAACACTCATTAGACATGCTCAGTCATTGGGGAATGCTGATCACACCATTTACCATAAAATGATGGATCATGAAATACCTTTGACTGAAAAGGGAGTAAAGGATGCAGAAAAAAAATATTCATCCGAAAAACTATATAATCAAATTTATTATTCACCATATACTAGATGTGTTCATACCAAAAATTTATTGTTTGGAGATAGTAAAGGAATTGAAAATCCATTATTGATCGAGAGACAATGGGGTCAATTACGAAATCTTGTCGGCACTAAAAATTTTGATAAAAAAGTTCATTTCAACTTCTTTTATCGACCACAAAATGGAGAATCTTTTTTTGATGTCTACCAAAGAGTTGCTTTATTTTTTGAGTTTATTAAAAGTCGTCATTCAACTCTTCACAATATATGCATAGTTTCACATGGTGAGTGGATAAAAGTGGCTTGTATGTATCTGGAAGGAAATACCGTTGAGGATTTTCATAATGATCGATCAAGAATTACAAATTTAAGTGAGAGAATAAAATATTTTGAATTTTAATGGATATTGATAATAAAACGTTCTTTTCTGTTCGGAATTCTGTTTGGAATTCTGTTTGGGGTTCTCTTCATCATTCTGTTTGGGATTCTGTTGGGGATTCTGTTGGGGGTTTTGTTGGGGGTTTTGTTAGGGATTCTGTTGGGGGTTTTGTTGGGGATTCTGTTGAGGGTTCTGTTGGGGGTTCTGTTCATCATTTTGTTGGGAACAAATTGAAAAGATATAAATTTTAAAACTAGAATATAATACTTACATGAGTAAGTTACCTTCATTCAATATTATCAGAATCCCATTAGGAATGTCTATGGTTATTATTGGAACTGCTATTGCATCCATAGCCAACATTGTTCCTTATTTTCTAGGTGCTATCATCTCTATTATTGGAGCATGGATTTTTTCAAAGAATATAAACCCATATTTTCGTGGAGGATTTTTTTGGATAATTTTCGGTCTACCTCTATTTTTGTTTTCTCTTCTACCAAATTCTTTTCTTTGGTTGAATTATTTTGAAGTATCCAACATGACAATTTGTGTGGCAAGATTTATTGGTGTGTTTATCGGAGCTATTTCCTTTTTGATGGTATATGAAGATTGATAAATTAATTATAGGATCGGTGGCGATGAAGCACTGGTTTCCAGATTTTCCAAGAGTTCCTAAAGATATTGATTATATATCTCCAGAAAATCATGTCAACAACAAAGAAGTTGAATACTTATGGGAATCGGAATTCCAATGGTTTTTGGATAACAATAAGGATTCTACATACATCGATCCTGAAAACCTACTTTTATTGAAAACTGCTCATTTGGGTTGGGATATCAAATGGGAAAAACACATATCGGATGTTGATTTTCTCAAGCGTAAAGGTTATAAAGTAAACAATAGAAAAATGTACGATACCTTGGTAAAAGCCTTTACGAGAAAACATGGAAAGAGATGGGCATCTTTGAAAAATAAAGACTCCACATCTTTCTTTGAAGATGCGGTGTCTAGAAAATATATCCACGATGATATTCATGAAGCAGTGGCTATTTACGATAAACCTCTTTATAAATCTTTGGTGTATGAGGGTGTTTCATGTTCAGAAAAAGGATTTGACAAACTCTCATATGATGATAAATTGAATCTTGTGAAGGAGGAAGTCTGGGTGACTGCCTTGGAAAGATATCTGATACCAGAAGATTTCAAGTGTTCCAAAATTCATGCTTATCAAAAGGCACTGAAAAAATTGGCTACCACGATGTCTTCTGGATGGTTCAAATATTTTATCCTTACAAATATTGATGTATTAAGATCGGATCGGGATTTCACATATATAGATAAATTTAAACAAGCAGAAAAAGAAAACAAATTAAGATATTATGAAAACGGCAGACCAAATTAAAGAAGAGATGGAGAAAAAATTGAAACAATTTGAACATGAAATGGTAATTCTTCAGAAAGAATATCAAGACGTTTGTAGTAAAAAATTGCCAGATTTTATTGAAAATATTGATCCAACAAAAATTAAAAGAGTATTTGATCATTTGGAGAAAAACAAACATTTGCTTCAACCTGAACCTAATTATTTTGACGGTAAAGATTTTTTATATGATATAAATAAAAAAATTATTATCGGAAAATATACTATCACAATTGTTGACCAAGAGGGTGGTGGTGAAGGTGAAGGAGAACACTGGCATTCAGTATTCAAAATTCAACAAGATGATAGTTGCGATATTCACTATTATTATATTCCCGGTTATTATTACTCTTATGATGGATCAACCATTGAATGGGATAGTATCTATGAGGTTGAGCCATATGAAAAAGTTGTGACCGCATGGAGAAAAAAATGAAATATTATGCTGGGATTGGTTCTAGAAAGACACCACCCAACATCCTTAAAGAAATGAAACTACTAGCCTCTCAATTGGAAGAGAGAGGCTGGTGGTTGCGTTCTGGTGGTGCTGGTGGTGCTGATGAATCATTTGCTGACGGTGTTGAGGAGAAGGCAGAGATATGGCTACCATGGGAAGGTTTTGTGAAAACACCTAACCCTCTTCATACTTACCGTATCATATCAAGCGATGATGAAGAATCATTTCAATCAATATCCAAATATCATCCAAGACCAAAATCTCTGTCCAAATCTGGTGAATCTTTAATGGCACGTAACTATAGACAAGTTATCGGTAATCCTAATAGTGATTTCATAATTTGTTGGACACCTAATGGTGAGATTTGTGGTGGAACTGGTCAAGCTCTCAGAATAGCTAAAGATAAAAAAATTACCATTTTCAATATGTTTTTTGACAGTAGAGAAGATATCTTAAACATAATCTCATTATTTTAAAACTAGAATATAATAACAATATGACAGCAGCAGAAGAACTATTAAAGCATGTCGGTGATCGTGCAGTAAAGTATGTTCAGATATTTTATGATATTGATTGGGATAATCTTGAACAAATCGAAGGTACTCTTGAACAGGTATTGCCTCGTCTTAACTTTGAATATGATCGTGGTTATGGTCATCAAGAACTCTTTGGCACAATTTGGTATAACGATGGCTCATGGAGCGAACGTGATGAATATGATGGTAGTGAATGGTGGGTGCATCGAGCATGTCCACCATTACCAGAAGGAGTTTCAATATGACAAAAGAAATAAAAAAATTCATTGAATCTCACGGAGCCTTGATTTGCCCTAGCTGTGAAGGAGAAGGAGAAGTCGGCTATTTTTGCGGACATGATACAACTACTAAGTGTAGTAAGTGCGCAGGAAAAGGCTTGGTAGCTTCATTGAAAAAACAAAAGCAAAGTAAAAAATGTATTATCTGTAATGGTAGAGATGGAGGTTGTGGTGGATGCAACTCTCATCCAAAAGGATTTATTGAATGGGAAACTTACGAACTAATATGAACAGAGAATTACGTCCTAAAATATGCATTGTGCGATCTGACCAAAAAGCTTTAGACAGAGCAGATCGTATTGACAAGATGAATATCAAAATACTTGGAAAAATCAAAAACCGCTTTGATGATGATCTTATCAAAATGCCCGAAGATATTTGGACAAATAATAAATACCGAATTAGACTTGACAAAACTGGAGAATGGTCTAAAATAACAAAGTGTTATGACTTGGCAATGGCAAGCATAATTGAACTTGGAATAGTAGACGAATAATATGAGCGAAACATTTAAAAACGTAGGAGAGATGTTGGATTATTTCACAAAAGAAGAAAATATCCAAGAGCGATTTGTAGAAAGGCTAATGACCGCATATCCACAACTCTTTCCAAAAGATGCTGATGGCAAACCTAGAGAGCCTGACTGCGGTGTATGGTGTCCAGTTGGATGGCAACCTATGTTCGAAGAGCTATGCTCTAAGGTCGCTAAGATTGTAGAGGAAAAGAATCTAACCTTTAAAATCGAGCAAGTTAAAGAGAAGTTCGGTGGATTGCGATTCTATTATTCTTGGAGTGGTGATCGAGTTGATGAAATCTCCGATCTTATTCATGATGCTGAAGCACGTAGCTTTAAGATTTGTGAAGTAACTGGTGAAGATGGCGAGCTTCGCATTAAAGGCAAAGGCTATGGTTGGTTGAAAACACTATCGGATGGTGAAGCGGGGCGACAAGGCTATAAAACACTAAAAGAAGAAGAAAGATGAGCGAAACAATACCACAAAAACCAATGATGTCTGATCAACATATTGTAGATATTTTAAAATATATCAATGGTGGTTTAGCATTTGAATATGGTTGCGGTGGTTCTACAATGTTTTTTAGTAATCTATTTGAAAAATATGTATCAGTAGAACATTCGCGGGAATGGTATGACCTTATGAATCCTCATGTTCCACAAAATGTTATTTTAAAATTGCGAGAACCTGTTGGAGAAATAATTAAACCTTTTGGTCCTGGAAAACCAGAATTACAACAGGATTATATTAATGCTATCAATGAAACAACTGAAATATATAATTTTATATTAGTGGATGGTCGGTGTCGTGTGGATTGTGCCAAAGCATCCATAAAAAATATGGATGATAATTCGATACTTTTTATTCACGATTACGAAAGAAAAAAATATCATTCTATAGAAAAATATTTAAAATTACATGAAGTAACCATTTACAAGGGAAGAAAAACATCTTTGGCTAGATTTTCATTGAAATAATTGATCAATTAAAACTAGAATATAATAGGCTCATGCAAAACGATGTTCTATTACCAGATAGAGAATATTTCAATTATAAAGATTGGAAAGTATCGGCAGCATTTACCCTACTTGACAAAAAACAATTCGATGATAAATTCATCAAACAAACAATAAATTATGAAAGAATACGATAAAATTATCAAACAAATACGCAAAGAAATCCAAGAACTTGCTATTGAACAGGATGTGTTGTATAATGCGCTCAAAAAATCATTACCAAAATTGACAGAACGTGCCGAAGATTTTCTTTTTGATTACATCTTCAACCATGGTGACGACTATTCTTATGAAGACCATCTGAAAAAGATATTTGGTGAAGAAATACCATTTGACATTTTTGAAAAAACCACATTACAATAAATGCGATATGAAACTAACTTTATTAACAAATAAAAATTGCGGACCTTGCTTCGTTTTAAAAAACAAATTGAAGAACAAAGAATTGGAAGTAGAAACTTTATGCTTTTCTGATCCCGATACTCATGAATTTTTCAAGAAACATAACATCAAATCAGTTCCAAGATTAGTAATCGAAGACGGTGAGAATGTCACAGTCGTAGATGGTGTTGATGATATTTTTGCAGAAATAGAAAAAAGTGTAAAATGAATACTTTTATTATATTAATCATGCAATTGGCATCAATCGCGTCGATCTTGTCGGCAGCATTCTGCTCATATCATGACAAAGAGGGTTGGGGATGGTTCTTACTTTCTGCTCTCCTTCTATCCTCCTCCATAACTTTTAAAGACAAAAATAATGTTGAAGATTAAAAAACACCGAAAGGATTATAATAATATATATTTTATGTCCGATAGTCACTATGGACATAATAGAGATTTTTTATATAATCCAAGAGGATTCAATAGTGCCGAAGAACATAATCAATGGATGGATGAACAGATATCCAATCTTCATCCAAAAGACCTATTGATTCATGCTGGTGACGTAGGATTGTCTATTGGCTTTAGAGGAGTCCAAGAGTTTATGAACAGATTTCCATGCGAGACATTGATGGTATGGGGTAATCATAATTCTGGTGTGGTGCAAGCATATAAACAAGCATTGCCAAGAGGTTTTGACAATTTTGAAGTATATCCATTAACCATCGTTAAAAATATTCAAATGATGGGCAGCGATTTTCTGTTAGATATTGACCAGAATTTCTTTTATATTAAACATATGGCTCCATTGATCTGGGATGATATGAATAAAGGAGAAGCATCAAGATTTTGCGTGTGTGGACATTCTCATGGAAACTTGAAGGGTGCTAATCCAAATGATCATGGACTCGGTAAAATTTTGGATGCTGGTGTAGAAAATTCCATCAAATACAATGGAACAGCATTCTTCTCATTGGATGATGTGATAAACATTATGAAAAACAAAGAAGTTTCAGTGGTGGATCATCATGAGTAAAGATATTGATACAATATTGGATCATAATAACAATATGATGATCTATATTCGGGATTCTGTTGGGAATTCTGTTGGGGGTTCTGTTCGAGATTCTGTATGGTTTTCTGTTCGGGATTCTGTTAAGGATTCTGTTGAGGATTCTGTATGGTATTCTGTTCGGGATTCTGTATGGGATTCTGTTCGGAATCCTGTTAGGAATAAATTGGATAGTTATAAATTTTAATTATGGAAAATGAAGAAGAATATGAATATCTTTTTAAAGGTATTCGAGAATTGAAAAATGAGATGTTTGAAATCGAAAAAATGTTATTAGACGAAGATTTCGATTATGATAAAGTGGAAAAAGAATTAGAGGTATTGACAAATAAGTTAAGTATGTTAAAATCCTATCAGGAAGTCGAAAGCGCACTTCTGGAACTTGAAGAAAAATTATGAAAACAACAAATACAACAAAAATGAAAGCGAAAACAGTAACAAACAAAGTGACTAGCAACCGTAAAAATAAACAATGGTTGAGAAATCCAGATCAACGTAAGAACCCAAAAGTTTTCTCCGTGAAGATGGTGCAAACTAAAAATGGTGACTTTGTTATGTTGGGTGGCAATAGTTTGGTGTATTCTCGTAAGAACCAACATGGTGGTGAGTGGATTCCAGTTGATACTCGCGATTTGGCTTGCGAACTTCGTAATAATCGTATCATCACACAATAATCGGTAGTCAAAACAGTGACAGCAGGAGAGACTGCAATTTCGAATAGTTTAAGTTAGAAAAAACATCCTCTAAAAAGGAAAATGTTGGTGCAAATCCAATTTCGAAAACCTAATTAAAACTAGATCATACTTGTCGTATGAATATTTTCTCCACATCATCCGATCCCTTTCAATCAGCACAATGGTTAGTGGATCGCCATGCTTGCAAAATGTTGCTAGAAAGCACACAATTATTATGCACTGCATATCATTTACAGGGTATTGATGCTCCATATAAACCATCGCATCGTAACCATCCATCATCTATTTGGACACGTAAAAGTTATGATAACTTTCAATGGCTTATCGCACATGCTCATGGTATATCAGAAGAATATACTGCACGATACGGTAAAGTTCATAAGTCATTGTCAGTCTTAGAGTGGTGTGAGGATAATGCTGATAAATTGTCATTCGATTCATATGACCTTACCGATTTTGCTATTGCTATTGCAGACGATACAGAATGTCGTAAATTACCAGAATTTGAATCCCTATCTTCTATTGACAAATATAGAGCATATTATATTCATGATAAGAAACATTTACATTCTTGGAAGCGTAATAGACCAGATTGGATTCCATGATATAAATTTTAAAACTAGAATATAATTCAAATGTGCTAGACTTACGATCAAGTAGTGGTATAATAAATGTCGGACGCGAAAGAATCGTGGTCGATCTATCAAATGATTTTGTGGATTATTACCATTGGTTCGTGAAAAGAAAGTATTGGGTTGTTTTACAGACCCCATTACATGGCGCACATATCACGATTGCAACCAGTAAAATATATAAAAATGTGAATTGGGATCGAGCAAAAGATTTTTATAAGATGAAGATTGACTTTGATTATTCTGTTGATATGATCCATGGAGGAAGGTCAAAAGGGTTTGATATGTTTTATCTGGAGGTATTCTCCGATGAAATTGATTTGATTAAAAAAGACATTGGAGCAATTGATGATGAAAAATATCGTGGTCTACACGTTACAATCGGAAATTTTGGTAAAAGCGGTTCATACAAAAAATTATGGTATCCAGAGATTATAAAATTGTAAGTGAAATAGCATTATTTAGATCATTTTTAGTTCAGGATGTTTCAAAAAAAATATCCGCTAAATTAGTGGTAGGTGAACTTATACCGAATATCATGTCTAATGTTGGTGACACAATCTTTAATCAATTGCTGGATAAAACAGAAAGGCATTTATTAGATTATGATTTTAAAACTAGATTATAATAACAACATGACAAAAGTAATCGTATTATTCAAAATGATTTGGTGGTTTATTGTAGAAATTTTCGAAAAAATCACTGGAAAAAGATAACAAACAAACTATAATAAAATTATGCAAAGTGAACTAATTCAATATATCAGAGACAAAAATAATGCACCTTTGGGTGTGGTAGTAGCACAAAAACGTGATAACGTAATCTACTATGGATATTCACTCAGAAACAAAAAAGATAAGTGGAACAGGGAAGTAGGTATTAAAATCGCCATCGCTAGAGCAAATGCTGATAGTTATGTTCTACCAAGTAGTGTTAAACTAACTACCTTAGTGTTGAATGCACTTAGTGACCTAAATAAACGTGCTATTCGTTATTTTAAAGATTCTGAAGTGGATGAAATTAAATTTCAATGATCGAGAAAAAAATACATATCCAAGAACTTAAAAATTATGATGATCGCCATGGATTCATTTTTGCTGGTGTGACACATAGTTCGGATGATTCAATTCGTCGTTTGGCTCAAACTATTAAAAATGTTGGAAAGTCTTCAGATTTACCAGAATTTTTTGCTAGAATTGATAAAAACGTTGTGGCGTTTGTTTATCCAGCACAATGCAGTCTTGCATCAGGTGAAATCTATCTTGCAGCACAAAGATTGAAACCATTGGGAATGTTTGAAGTTGAGATGTTGGGTTATTTCATAGACAATGTTTTAAATAAAAATTGATTTGACAAACAAAAATAATGTTGTAAAGTAAAAAAGTATGAAAGATAATACAAAAAGAGAATTAGTAATTTTGCATGGAGAAGCTATGATTTTTCCAAGTGAAATCCCAAGTAGTGCGAAGAAAATTGATGCGAGTAACAAATCATATCATATTATCGCAGATTCTGAAACCACTGGAAACCACCATGTAGTTGATGCTGTCGTTGGTGTGGAATTTTTCCAAGATGTGGATGGTAAAATGTATATGCGTAATTCTAAACCAACTAGAGTTCGTTGTATTATGAAAGAAAGACATTCACCAATTGATATTGAACCCGGAGTTTATGAGTTTGGTGTGCAAAAAGAGTATGACCATTTTGCTCAAAATCTCATCAATGTAAGAGATTAAAACATTTGCTTAGTATCCCTTTTTTATGGGGTGGGTGTATAAAATCGCCCAACCTATATAATTTTTAATTATGGATATTAATAATGAAGTATTGAGTTCTTTTCGGTTTAGTATTGCGGGATCTTTTGTAAATTTTGTTTCTAATTCTGCTTCTAATTCTGTCTGGTTTTCTGTAAGGAAGTCTGTTCACAATTCTGTTTGCATGTCTGTTGGACATAAATTGTATAGTTATGAATTTTAATTAAATATAGAAAATGAAATCTTTTATACAATTTTTTTATGAGGCTTACTCAGATTTGGGTAAATTATCCCCAGAGCAATTACAAAAGGGATATAGACTTAATCCCCAAGATTCTGATAACTTCAAAGAAGTTGACGGTAGAGTGTTCCATGATGTCTTGAAGGTTATCATGGGTAAAGATGCTAGTAGACCACCAGAAAGGAAAAAAGGCATCATGGAAAATCTGACACTCTACAGTGTGGAAGATTACAAACAGATGAAATGTTTCATTGGTAAAAATAATTCCAGTGGTTTTTGTATCAAAGGTGGTGATGAAATTGTTTCACTATTCTCATCTCTTGATTCGGCGGGTGATGCAGCAGCAGCAGAAGCTGTCAAACAAGGTGGTAGACGTTTGGATTGCTTTGCTGAACAGGACGGTAAAGGTGGTATCAAGAATACTGGATTGTATAGATTGTATTCGAGAAATGGTTTTAAAATAGATAAAGATTTGAATATTGGTGAAGTTGGCGAACCATATTCTGTGCAGAACGGTATATCATACTTTGTAGATGATAACGGAAATGTTGATCCGACAAACGAAAAAGTTGTGGTATATATGAAATTATGAAAGATGATTTAAAAATAAGAGAATTGTATAATCAGATCCTAAATGAGAGAGCATTAGCAAATGGTTCAATCATTAAGGAAAACTTAAATATTCCAGTTACTAGAACCAGTCCTGACCGATTGGAGTTCGATGGTTCGGTATTGAGTTTTGATCGTAATGCAAGAGCATTTGCTTTTATTGGACAAGGTTCTGATTTGATAGGATATATAAATGATAGTGGTGGAACACACCCATATATATTCTCTGCTTTCGTAGAATTAGCAGCAGCACTTAATTTAACAGAGTTCCCTCCTATGTTAGCATATAGAGCAGATCGATATAAGGGAACGAAATTGAAAGATGCTAAGAAGATTCTGAAATCAAATGATGTATCTTACCATGGAAACATGAGTGAAGATAATTTGGATTATTTTGCCAATAAACAAAAACAAGGTGTGATGACAGATACCAGAAGAAACACCAGAGCAGGTAGAATATGGTTCAATGTTCCTTCAAAGAAGAGCGGTGGCAACACAAATGTTGTAGTGTTCTGGTGTCGTCAAAAAGACGTAAGACCAGAAGACTTACAACAATTGAAAGAATTATTTAAAGTTTCTGAATTCTATTGGTCTGGAACTGATTCTTCTAAATTTAATTTTTATAATGATGATTACCAAGAAAGTTCCAGTGGAAAAATTAAGGAACTGAAGAGTAAGATTTATCCTGATTTGAAACATGACCAGATCGTTGACATTCTGATGAGAGCGCACACTGGTTATAAGATCACACCATTCGAACAAAAGGTGGTGTGGGAATTCCGTGGTTTTGATCCTAGTGAGTTGAAACAAGTAACAGGTGGATATCCTACAAGAGCAGAATATGAGTCAAAAACAAGATTCTCAGAATCATTTGAAAGTTGAAAATACTGACACCGAAAGAAAAATTCGGAACACAGTTGCCAGTGCTGTATGGAATCACGTTGAAGACCCTTGCTGGTTGAATGTGAAAAATTCTATCGAAATTCCTGTCATGGATCATGTTCGAGATTTTGTTTTTAGTCCTTGTAGAAACCTTTATGAGCGTGAGGTTATAAAACATTTGGAAAAAAACAATTTTTAAAACTAGAATATAATTCTGGCACGACAAACAAACCGAGCCAATTACAATAATTGACAAAATTAAAAGGTGGTATACAATTACAACATCATGAGTGAAAAAAATAAAATTGAACAAATTACTGAAAAGCAAAAAGAGCAAATGCCAGTATATGTTGAGAAGTGGCGCAAAATAGGTTCAAAGACTGATCGTTTGGATTTTGAAAAAACCAAGAAAATTGTTGATGATTTCCGTGAAATCATTAATATGTCTCCAGCACCTTTGCTGATCGTTGACAATCCTATTGAAGCATGGGTATCATGTGTATTGTTTGAAGAATATAAAGTTCCATTGGAATCTATCAAAGAAGAAATGGTATTGGTGTTTGATGGCAATCCTAAAAAATATCAAATTCCAAGGGCATCTCTTCCATATCAAACAGGTTCTTACTTTGCATCGGTGTTTTCCTTTTATGATTACATGTTTGAATGTCTTGGAGTAGAAATTGAAAAAGACCTGTGGATCAAATACAAAAAGTGGGAAGCTACTTCTCAAATTGGAATGATCTATCCTCTTGAAAATATCACGGTTGTTTGTGAAAAACCGATTAAAATTCACTTGAATGAGAATCGAGTTCTTCATCGAGATGGTGAACCTGCTGTTGAATATGCTGGTTTGGGTGATTATAAAATCTATTCATTGAACGGTGTCGAAGTTCCAGAATATCTTGCAGTTACTCCAGCAGAGAAATTGGATATCGCAAAATACCACGAAGAGAAAAATGCAGACGTTAAAGCTGAATTCGTTCGTAAAGTTGGTATCGAGCAATTTAAATCTCTGGGTAAAATATTGGACACTTATAAGAACTATTCGGAAGAAGAAGAACCATTCTTTTACTCTAGTCAATATGAGCTTTGGGACATGGAAGCTATCTTTAGTGGCTTGTCGAAAGCACCTTACTTGTCTATGGTCAATCCCACCACAAAGATTTTCCATTTTGAGGGAGTTTCTCCATCATGCAATACTATCGAAGATGCTTTGAAAGAAAGATTCGGTGGCTCATATTACAAGATCAAAGATATGGCTTAAACAATTTAAAAGGGGTGAATCTCTCCCCTTTATTTTTATGACAAAAGATAATATCAAATTATATCTTCATATAAAAATTAGAAATTTTGCACATGAGGATACATTCGTTGGTCAACAAGTAAATGATCGTGTCCACTTTCCCCATGAAACATTTCAGGAATGCTTATTAAATGATGACGAAGATATTTTTTTATTGGACAATTTCGATAGAATTGTTGGATCAATCTTTAATAAAGTAATAAAATATGAATTTTAATTATGGATATTGGTAATAAAGTATGGGAATCTGTTCGGGATTCTGTTTGGGATTCTGTTGAGGATTCTGTTGAGAATTATATTTTTTATTTTGTTTGTGATTCTATTTGTTATTATGTTGGGAATTCTGTTCAGGGTTCTGTTGGAAATAAATTGAGTAGTTATGAATTTTAATTATGGATATTGATAATAAAGTATGGGAATCTGTATGGTTTTCTGTTGGGAATTCTGTTGGGGATTCTGTTCGAGATTCTGTATGGTTTTCTGTTCGGGATTCTGTTTGGAAAACTGTTGGGGATTATGTTCGGGGTTCTGTATGGTTTTCTGTTCAGGGTTCTGTTGAGAGTAAATTGGATAGTTATGAATTTTAAAACTAGAATATACTTTTGACATGCAACTGAATACAAACGAAACAACCTTCCAAAAATGCAGTTCGATTGAAATTCCTCAATCTTTCTATGACCGTATGCAAACAGGTGTTCCCGAAATCGATCACATGTTTGGAACAGAATACTTATCTGGGTTTATGCGTGGTAGTGCTATTACCATCACTGCTACGCCCGGTGCTGGTAAGTCCACCCTAACATGCACTATCGCACAGATGCTTACTTCTAAGGGACTTAAAGCCGCCATCGCTTCTGGTGAGGAATCTCATTTACAGATTGCTTATACTTGCAAACGTTTGGGTGTGGAAGATGTGGATGTAGCTCACATCAAAGATGTTGAGGTGATTGCCGATGCTATGAAACATTATAATTTCATGGTCATCGATTCATTTCAAGCACTTCGATCCAAAAACAATATGAAAAAGCGTGAGTTCTCACAATACGCTCAAGACCTATTGCTTTCAACTGCTAAAGAAACTGGTTGTGTGTTGGTGTTTATTCTTCATATTACTACTCAAGGTCTTCCCAAAGGTGGCACTGATATTATTCATGCTGTTGATGTGAACGTTAAAATGAGTGTTGATAAAGATGAACCTAGCAGACGTATCATCGATGTATACAAAAATCGCTTCGGTGAGACCAAGCAACATATCGCTATCATGGGTGCGCGTGGTTTTGATTTCCAAGGTGTTTATGTTCCACCAACAGAAGAATCATCTGGTTCTAGTCGTCCTAACGTAAACAAAGATCGTAAAGATGATATCTTGAATTTGAATGGTGATATTACTCTCGATGATGTTTGTGAGAAATTTGGTGTCTCTGGTCAAATTGCTGGAATTCTTCTACGAGAATTGGTCGGTGAAAACAAGTTGGAAAAGATTGGTCGTGGTGCAAATGCAGTATGGAAAGTTATGAAGTCTCTATCATCAAATAAAGAAGAACAATATGTTTGAATCAATTATAGTAATCAATGGAACATTAATCTTGAACTGGATCATATCGATTATAATGACTGCTCTTGTGGGATCATGTATGTATGTATCAATGCTTGATGCTTTTCACGAGCAACCTAGTATCAAACATGGTCGCTTTTGGTTGTGCCAAGGTATCGCTGCATCTGTAATAATCTGCATTTATCTCACGAATATTGGAGTTATTGTATGGCATTGAAAACTATGGCAAAAAAGAATCGTCAAAAATGGCTCACTGATCAAATCTCTGGTGACTGGATAGACAAAGACTATATCATCGAGACTGTCTTGGTGCAGTGCTTGTTTGATTATGTCGAGAAAGAAAAGAAAGGAGTGCTGCCTGACCGTGGCTATTATGATGAAGACTTAGCAGCAGGACATGTTAGTGAAGGCTATGCAGAACAAAGCTATGCTTGGAATGATGAGGTTCGCAAAGTGTATGCATATTTCAAAACAGAACGTGTAGAACTTGAGAAAGAAATTGATGAGGCATTTGACACAAACGAAATACAACGTGCGATCAAAGCAGAGAACGATCTTTATGAACGTGACACTGAGATGTTAAACGTGATTGTCAAATATCGCGGCTATATGTGGACATAAAGAATTAAATAAAATGAAAATAATGAATACTGACAAAAATAAATTTAAAATATATGGAAAATTTAAAATGTTGGAATGCATTGTTGACATTAGTGAAAAAGGCACTAAAATAATTTCAACCTGTCAGGATAAAGCACAAAAATGTGCCAAGTATCTTTATGGTGAGGGATTTGTTGATGATGACGAAAACATTGAATTAGAACTCAGATAATTAAAACTAGAATATAATACGCATATAGCAAACAAAAACACACAAAAAAATACAATGAATAAAAATAGCAAAGCAGCAAGAAAACGTGGTATGTCCAACATGGAAACTACTACAATTGGATCGGGAACTGGTCGCCAGATCGTGGCTAGGAATGCAGAACCAATCTTCAAAGGTTCTACGTGCGATACCGCATGGAACAACCCGAATTCCCGCCACCGCAATCCGAAACGATATAATAAGAATAATGGATAACAAAATATCCTCATCGGAAGATATTGATTTTGCAACATTCCTTGAAATGGAAAGTATGCAAAATCAAATCGAAGATTTGACAATTGATCTTAATAGAGTCAAATACGAGCTTACCAAGGCGCAGAATATCCTGAAGCAGTGCCTGTCGATCATGCCAGTCGGGTATGTCCCAACGCACACGGTGGAGAACCTACCTGAGATGATTGGCGACTTGGCGAAAGCACTCGCTGAAGAAACAACGGAGTGTGAGCAACTCGAACGCGAGCTTGCCGAGGTGAGAAAACAACGCGACATATTAGAAAGAGCATTGATGATAATCGAAAGTCTTTACGTTGATGGTAAAGATACTCACGAAGACTGGGAGACAATAGGGCAAATTGCAAAACAAGCATTATTGCGAATTACACCTACAGAAAAAAATGAGCAGACCAACTATTGAAAAAATATCCTCCAAATTTCCAATTGGAGCGAAAGTCATGTATAGAAATCGTGGACGCAAAGGCGATGGAAACATTGCGACAGTGAAAGATTTCTTAGTGGGATTTTCGAGTCCAGAAAAGATTGGAGTAATTCAACTTGAATTTGAATCTGGAGGCAACCACTATGTAAGCCCAAATCAATTAACAAAGTATTATTCTTTGATTGATCATCATGCCGCAAATAACCTAACACACTGATAAATTAATTTAAACTTTGGATATGAAAAAAAATCAACTAATAGAACAACTTCAAAAAATCAAAGGCAATCCAGATATCAAAATGTGGAACGGTCTTGTAGAAGACTGGATGAACATTGAAATTGTAGAATGTGAATTGGTTAAACGATGTGCAGAAAATGTTCGTTGGGGTATCGAAACAGAATGGAAGCAGAAAAATCGGTCTAAGGAAATCCCCGCTGATGTTCAAAAATATCTTGACCAGATCATCAAAGAGCAAATCAGAGAAGAAGAATGGGAGTTTCCAAATAAATACTTGGACGAAGAGGGAGAAAAAAGATGGTATGGCAAAAACAGAAAAAAAGTCGTAATGATTGATGCCAAACGAAAAAAACAAAACGTATGCTGACCGACTTGGAGAAATCAAATACTAAAACAACCGATTAAAACTAGAATATACTGATCACATGACAAACACAAACACAAACATCCAATCATTGACTGCAAGCGAAATCCTTTCCAACTTTTTCAAAGGTAAAGGACAATTCATGCGAGTAGCATGGAAAAGCAATGAGAAACCAGCAGCATCTTACAAAGATGTTGTATTGGAAAAGCGCACCACGACAATTGTTCGTTCTGGTGTTGAGTTTAAGAATCTTTCTAGCGTCAAAGCAGGGATCGAATCTGGTGAACGTGGTGAAGTTCAAGAACTTCCATGGGGTGAGTGGGTTCAATACCCTCACCTCATCAAGCATAAAGATTCCTACTACTGCCGTGTTTATCCTACGGATTCGATTCCAGTGGTAAAATATCTTGCCAGCGGCGAAGAAGTCGATAAGGAGAAATATGCATCATATCTCACTCCATCATCGGCTCAGAAATTGCTGGGTGAGAAAGAAAAGCCAGAATGCTTCACCATCAAGATGGAGAACATTATTTCCACGGAAGAGGTGATCAATTGATCATCTCTTGTAGATGGATGATGTGGTGTAGTGGTAGCACGACAAATCCGAACTGTTCAAAGCAGATTAGGTATCCAAAATGGTTGCGTGGGTTCGATTCCCACCATCATCCCCATTAAAACTAGAATATAATAAAAGCATGAAAACATTCAATAATCTGAAAGAACTGTGTGTCGATGGTGGTTATGATAACTTTTATCAATTCGGACGTTCTCTTTATAAATTCAGTTACGGTCTTTGGACTAGATTGATTCTCGATGATGGTTCGGAAGTTTACTACGAAGACAAGTCTGGAAGCACCATTCCCGACAATGCGGTTGCATTGGAGATTGGTGGTATCGTAGAGGGCAGTGAAGTTGAAATCGATGCTGTTCGTCTGACATTCCCATTCACGGACAAAAAATTGTGGGAGACTGTTGAATTGATTAATGAGGAAGTAAATTTCTACTGGAAACGAGACAACGAGGACGACTACCAAGTGGAACACGATGGAAAATTCTATTACATTTGTGGTGAAGAATTTCCAGAAGATATGAGTGAAAACGTCAAAACATTTTTCGATGAATCATACGATGAAATTTGTGAACTGGATGATGGTGAGAGTCTTGAGAAGGATGGTTTCAAAGTTACCAAGATCGATAAATCGGATTTCATCTTTTAAAACTAGAATATAATCGAGACATGCAAACGGACACTGATTATAAAAATCGTCAAAGTCAATTGGAGCAAGAGGGTTTGAATACTTTTTGCATGAAGATTCTTGATTCGGAATTGGTAATCGATACGGATTATGAACCAGAGAATGAGGGTGATCCCATCGCTTATCGCACCAAGGATCATATGTTCATGTTTGTTCCAAAAATGGATGATCCAGTTGTCAGAAAGACTTTGCATGGTGACAGAAAAATTCATAACCAGTATCGTTACTCTGTCGAAGTCGGTATGTCCATTGGTGGTGATCATTGGTCTCCTCCAGATTATGATCAAGTGGAGATTGCAAGAGGTGACTCATTGTTTGAATGCATTTCTATGGCAGCACATTATCTTCTGGATCAGAAAATCCAACACATAAATGAGGAGATTTATTGGGATATGCATTACAAACTTGAGGATGAATTTCCTGTCGAATTTTAAAACTAGAATACACTATTACCATGACAACGTTTGAAACAATCGCTAAAGCATTCCGTCACAATTCAGGTAAAAACCCTTTTGACTCTGGTGACTACTACGGTAGACACTATGACAAGCCACCCATCGAAGAGAAAACACCGATGGTTACTATCGATATCTATCGTAATGATGATATCAATGCTACTATCGAGACTGCGGTGTTTCTCGCAGAGACTTGTGAAGTCGATGAAGATATTCAAAAACAATTTGAAGAGTGGGCAGAAATGGATGAGAATTCCGATCTGTCATGGTTTGAAGCAGGTGAGAAATTCGCTACAGAAGTTCTTGGATTGACTCAGAAAGCAAGAGACAACACTTGCAATGGTGAGAGTGATCTGTCACAAAATTATGTGTGGGAGGTCTATTCTGAAAATGACAACGGTGATTGGATTTACGATGACGATGCACTGATGGTTGTTTATGCACACACTGGTTGCGATCTTCGTTCTGGTTACTCATACCCGATCTTCCTTCGTCATCAAGGTGACTATTCTATTCCTGTCGATATTGTCGCAGAGTGGTATATCTCAGAGGGTCGCTTGAATGGTGAAGTCTTGAGCAATAATGATCTTTGTGATCTGTATGAGCAATACCAATGTGGTTACTCGTCCAATCCATCTTATGAGTTGTCAAAAGATTTGGAGCGTGTTTTTCACTTCACCAAGAAAGTGGACTCAGTGGTGGTTAAATTGAAAAGTGGTGAGATTGTAAAAATCCATGCCAGTGCGAGAGTATATTGAAAGTAATATTCGTAGGCAATTCTATAATCAATATGTTTAAAATTAGATTACACTATTAACATGACTTACGATATTGAAGATGTTCGCGAATATGTTGAAGGATTTTTATGGACTAAAGCATATAAAAAAGAATTGACTATGAATGAAATTCTCGCCATGTTAAACAATGCACTAGCAAGTATCGAAGATGGTGATGATGGACTTGATGCTTATATTGAGAGACAAAAATACTATGAAAACATTAAAGGATAAAGATTTGGAAATTGATGATCTAACAGATTTGGATTGGACACTAGAATGAAAAAGTTAGAAATACCTAGCGATATATTGGATTTGATTGGCACTACTATAAAGATTAGTGGTAACAAACATTTCACTCAAAACGGTGAGAAATACTATGTATTGAAACATGGTAATGGTCACATATATGAGATGGATGGTGATGAACGACCAGAGGGAATCAGAGTTTGGCGCGATGGTCAATATATCGGTGATATTAAAACTAGAATATAATACACATATGCAACTAAAAGACATACATCTCGGAATGGTGGTTCGCGTGAATTTACCAGATGATAATAGAATTGGTTACGTTAGAGATGTAGAAGAGACACCCAGTGGATTGCCAATCTTTGCAATTCGCTTCTCTGATGGTTTCGAGAGATTATTATTTCCAGAAGAATTTGATAAAGCAGATGAAGATCATACCTCCCGATAAACTCATGGATTTTATCCATGCAGCAGAACAATTTAAAATGAAACATCATACCATACGCGAAGGACAAGCGTATATGAATGTTCTGTTTGAAATGTATCCAGAAATCTATAGAAGAATTACTGGAACAGAATATGATTGCTTCTACGATGATTCGCGTATCTCCCATTTCTTTTCGGAGATCTCTTAATTAAAACTAGAATACAATGTGGACATGAAGATTGTTCAACTTACTATGGAACACGTTCAAATAGGAACGAATGTATCTGAACTTCCAGTATATTTCACAGGAACGAAGAAGCAATGTATCGGAATGATGCATCGTTTTGTATTCGTAAAGGATGAAAGTCTTTTCGGTGGTTACTGGAGAAATGAGAGTGGTGATTGCTATTACCTTATTCCATGATCAACAATTAAAACTAGAATATAATAGACACATGAACGACAACAAAATTCGTGAAAAGCTCGCTAAAATGCTCGCACTTGCCAGTGATGGTAACGCCACACAGGGAGAGATTGAAAATGCTCTTGCTATGGCAACACAGATGATGGTTAAGTATAACCTTACTCGCGATGATATTGATATGACTCAAGCCGATCCTATCAAGAATATCAAGTATTCCAAGAATCAAGCATACACACTCTCCCCCAAGTTGTATTCGTGGGAAGGTTCATTGGCAGTGTTCATCTCCAAATTCATTGGAACTGTTGATTGCTATGTTCAGAGGGGTAAATACCCAAAACGTATCAATGGTCTTCAACAATTCGATGGTGATGGTAATCCTATTCATAGTTGCATGATTACATTCTATGGTGTGGAAGACGATTGTGAGATTGCCACAGCACTCTATCATGAGCTACAGAAAGCTATCCAGATGGCAGCACTTGTGCGCTATGGTGCATGGGCTAAGGGTGATGGTGGAGTTTATTGTGAAGGTTTCGTGCAGGGTTTGAGAGACTCTAACATTCGTGAGATTCAAAAATTGAAGAACTGCGATGCACAGACAAGTTCTCTGATTCTATTGTCCGAAAAAACACAGTTGGCAATCCGTAATGAGGCTAAAAATTGGCTGAAACAAAATACAAATGTTTGTCTTCGTGCTGGTCAAAGAACTACAGGATCATCTGGTTCTCATAGTGCGAGAGCAGAGGGTCGTGCCGATGGTTCTCGATACAGTGTGGAGAAGGGACAAGCAACACGTAAGATCGCTTACAATTAAAAC